CGTGCATGTGGTTGGACGAATCGTAGGCAATGGTAACGCTTTGAGTAGGCGTGTACGAGAGACTAGTGCCAACAGTAAGCGTGATGGTTACGTTCTCTAAGGTGAGAGAAGTGGTCGAGGTAGTCAGGTATCGGTCACCAGAACCTCCACCAGATTGAGCAACCCAAACGATAGCGGAGCCGTTCCAGCCAAGGACATAGCCATTGGAAGCACCATTAACATTACCCCATCCAGTAACGTCGGTAACGTCGTGCGTATGGGTGCTTGAAGCCTTGCCGCTTAAGGTGGTATCAAGGTTAGTTACGTCCGTGATAGCATGGCTATGACTGACGGGAGCGTACGTCCCGTTGTGGTTGTGACCAACGGCAGAATAGTAAGTAGACAGTTGAAGATTAGAGCGAGCCGTAGCGAAGTTCTGAATGTCGCTAAGGTTACTGGCTATCTTCAGGGCAGAAGGGTCTGTTTCAACAGTGATGCCGCCTACACCACCGCCGCCCCCATTGTAGATAGGCATTACTGTGCGTAGTGGTAGGCGTAGCCAGTACCATTTACCCAGACTTCGCCGTTGTAGCCAGCGAACTCAAGGGAACCGCCATCAGAGGCGGAAAGGGTAGAAGCGGCACGAAGTTTGATGGGGGAGCCAGCACCATCGGGCTGGAGCCAGACAGGGAGTTGGATTGGGGTAATTGAATGATAGGACATGTTAGTAGTTTCTGAAATTGATTCGGCGAGTCTGGCCCTGCTGGCGTAGAACTTGGTCTAACGCTTGGTCGAGGGCTTTTTGTGCGTCAGCCTCGGCGGCTTCGGCGGCTTCGACTTGGCCTTGCGACCTTTGGTAGTCGGCATGAACACCATGGATAAGATACGACGTAAAAAGCCTTGGGACAGAGACTTTTTCCCAGACGCTAATAGGAGGGATTTGGCCCGTTTGAGGAGTAGTTCCAACATAAACGAAGAAATCGCCCATAGAGGGCGTTCCCTCCTTAGGTACAAGACCCGTCTGAGTCGTGTCAGCGGCCCCAACATCGTAGTAGACCTGTGCACCCGTGGAATAGGTGGTAGTAGAGGACCATGGCTTACCGAAAAGTCGTGGTGCATCGGGGCGATGCTCTACCCAAACGTCAAAATCGACGTCGTTAGCGAGGTAAACGTCATCACCATAGAGGTTAAAGTCCTTCTCGATGGCATTGTGGGCAAGGGGGTCTTTGTTCCAGACGGCAATGACCTGCCCGACATTGGCTGGAAGGGTGACTTTGCGGCGTTCATCGACCAAAGTGGTCGCACACTTGGTGTACCGCTTGAGGTCTGGCCAGTCCTGAGACTCCCAAACAGTCTGAAGACGCCTAGAGGCGAAGTCTCGGACAGTTTCGAAGCGGTCAAGGGTAGTGAGGTTTCGGTCCAAACCGCACATTTGTAGGGCGGAATAGAGGATTTCACTGAAATAGGTAGTACGCATTACTTGAGTTCGACGCCGTAGGCATCGTAGATTTTCTTGTTCCCGTTCACACGTACTGTGGTGTTGACGGCCTTGGAGTTGACCTTGCACTCAGGATTATCCCGCAGGAATTCCTGAACGAACTTCTTGTCTTTCCAGCAACTGTAACCGAGGCGTTGGCCCCAGTAGTGGTAGGAATCGACAGGAATACGGCAAGACAACTGACCCAACCCTTCAACGTGCCCATGGTGAAGTTGATTCAGTTCACCCATTAGTTTCTTCTGGGTGTAGGACTGAATCTTACGGAGTTCCCACCCCGTCCGAAACTCCTCTAGCATGGGGACTAGAAGGTCGGACGGGATGGATTCATGGATGGGTAGAATTCCAGCCATGACCTCCCCTGCTTAGGACAGCAGACCGCCGTTAGCGGTGGAGGCTCGGTAGTCGAACATACCGAACGTGAGGGGCGACTGGACGACAAGAGCCGCCATAGCCTCCATCATGCGACGAGGACCGCCGCCGTTTTCGGTGAGTTCTCGGACCTGAGCGACGTTACCGCCGTAGCGGATTTCGAGCATGTCCCAAGGGATGATGAAGCCCTTGCACTTGGCGTTGTTGGCGTGGAGGTTGACGTAGGTCTTGGCCTCGGCTTCGGTGGCGAAGCGAGCATGAACAGCACTAGCGGTGCCATAGGCAACACGCTCGTACTTGTTCGTGGTCGCATCCTTGAGCCAGACGAGGTTCTTACCAGCACCATTCAGACCAGCACCATTGGAGGTGACGTCAGCGGCGGCGTAGACGCCATCGACGATAGCGTAGCGACCAGTCGCAGTGTAGGAGGCACCAGAGGCACCAGCACCGCAGTCAACGATGGTGTAGGGGTTGACGCCAGCATGGAGGAACTGGGAGGGAACCAGAGCCAACTTACCGAAGTCGCCCTCGAAGTAGTCCACCGAAGCCTTGATGACGTCGGAGTTAGCGTCACGATTAACGCTCAACTTGGAGGTCAGGGCTGGCTCGGTCTTGGTGTAGACGAGGTTGGTGAACTGACGCTTCAGGGCGGTACCGACGACGGCTTCGTGGTTCTTGAACTGACCAGTCTGCTCGTACACCGAGGTCATGACGTCCTGAACATCGTTCTCGCCCAACTGGTCAACAGTCTGGCCAGTGCCGAGGATGGAGGTGGTCGGGGTGCGGAAGTTCTCGCCGACAGGGCGGATAGACTGGGCCTGAGCACCATACTTCTGCTGGGTGTTGGTGGCGGCACCAAGGAGGTCGTTCTTAATCCAAGCGGTCAAGCAACGGGTTCGGTACGGGGTGGCACCATCGTCGAGGGCAGGAAGAACGTCCGAGGTGAAGGTCAGTTCCATCGAACGCTTCATGTCGATGGTGGCCTTGGCCAACTGGCGGCTGAGTTCATCCTTAACACCAGCGATGTTGAGGAGGTCTTGCGTCAGGTTGGACACGTGGACGGCACGGCGGAACATGTGGATGTTGTTTTCCACTTCTTCACGATAGCCGAGGGTGTACTGCTTGAACGCAGGGTTGCTAGCGGGGCTGGTCGGGTCAACGTCAGCACCATCGAGAACGCCGAGTTCAATCGAAGGGTCTGGGTTGCGGTCAACCTGCCAGCGGAACGTGGTATTTCCAGGCTTAGAACCACGCTTAGCCATCGAGGTGATGGGCGTGTCCTTAGCATCCACGTTGGCGATGAGGTCCGAGAGTTCTTCACGGATACCGATACGACCAGAGGCAAAGCCATTGCGGGTCGGGCCGTTAGGAAGCGGACGCTGATTCTGGAATTGAGATTCGAATAGAGAAGCCATGTCTGTTTTGTGATTGGGGGTTAGACGAACTTGGACTTAAACACGTCTGCGAGGTCAGAGATTGACCCGCTTCGCTGGAAGCGTTCGGAACTGGCACGAGCCTCGACTTCATCACGCTTAGGGGCGGGACGAGGGGCCGAAGACAAGGACGTAGGCTGTACTGGCACTCGCTGTGGCTGTACGCCACGACGAGCATTTTCCTTCTGCGTCTTGTAAGCGGACATACCCATAGCCAACTGAGCGGCGTAAATCTCGTAGTCTGGGAAACGCTTAATCTCAGGGAGAGCCTTGACGAGATTCTTGGCAACGATGGCCCTCTGGTCGGAGGGGTCGCTGAGCCATGGAAACTCCTTCTTGGCACGTTGAGAAAACTGCTTCTTAGCCGTGATAAACTCCGCTTGCTGGGGGAGATAGTCTTCTATGGCTTGGAGAGCCACGACCTTAGCCTTGGCGATTTCCTCCTTAGAGACATGCTCCTGATGGTTGTCACTTTCGTAGTATCCGTCTGGGTAACGTTCGCAGAACAAACGAATCTTCTTTTGCCTGTCGTACTCGGCCTTAAGAGCATCTTCGGAGTCCAACTTTGAGAATGGATTGTTGGTCCTAGGTGCGGCCTGTGAACGCTTGACAGACTCGAGTTCTTCTTCGAGTTTCTTTGCACGTTCCTCTGCTTCCCTGCGAAGGGCCGTGAGTTTGGCGAGTCGCTTCTTGACGCCCTTTGGGGCTTCAAAGTCCTGACCCTCATACTCATTGCTTTCCTCCGTCGTGGTCGCTTCGGCTTGCGTTTCCTCGTAGGATTCATCGGCCTGTTCGGCTTCGTCACCCTCCGATTCTTCGCCTTCCTCGGCATTTTCCGACTGGTTCGTATCGGTGTTGTCGTCCACCGCCTCAGTCTGCCCGTCAGACAAGGCTCGCATGAAGAAATCAGCGAGATTGTTATCTTGGGAAGCGTCGGGTTTCGCTTCTTGCGTTTGCATGGGGGGATTATTCTCGGTCCCAAGTTCGAGTTCAGCGTGTGGCTGGTTGTCGTTTTCCATAGTCAGGGTTTAGTGCTCCCAGAAGCGTAGGCGATTGAGGGCTTTTTATTGACCGACGCAAGTAGCGTAGGCTGTGTGGTGTGGTTTGAGCCGCTTTACGCTTAAACCATGTGCGTACGAGCCTCCTCCCTGAGTTTCTGGAACTCAAGAAGCAGGTCATTGATGGCGTCCAAGCGTCCAGCCGAGTGAGTACGGGCTTCCCCAGTAGTCGTAGGAGCCATGACCTTGCCCATCTCGATTTGGAGGGCTAGGTCACAGGTCATAAGGACCGCCTTGTACAGTTCCTCCGATTCAGGAGTCCTGAACATGAAGGCTTTTACTGCTGAGTTTTTTGCGTCGGTGCTCATAGAAGCGTGTTAGGGATGCCTCCAGCCTCGGGTTGCTCCTCTGGCATGGCCTGTTCTGGGGCTTCTTCCTGTTCCATTTGGCCAAACTCCTCCTGAATCTGCTCGGAGGCTGGCGATACGCCAATGCGGCCAATCTGCTTGTTCTTCTCTTGGTCGATGGAGAACTGCAACTGCTTGGTGTAGTTCTGGAACAGGATTTGGAAGATTTGGTCGCCCTGAAGTGCCTGTTGAGCCTTGGGGTTCTTCTGCATAATGTCTTGGACGAACTGCATCTTCGTAGAAGCGGCAGGGTCGTTCTCGACGTACTGGGCCTCGTTGCCCAACATCATCATGCCAATGTCGCTTACAACATCCTTGTACAGTTTCTGGGAGGCAGTCGCTTGGTCGATGACCAGTTCTCGGGCGGCATCTGGGCTGATGGACTCGATGACTAGTTTAACCAACTTATTCCTGTCGATGATGCCACTGCTGTCCAACGGAACGACTGTCTTGATGATAGCCTCCAGTTTCTTCTGAACGAACTCAGGGTCCGTGTCACGAACGTCGAATCGGACATTGAAGTCAAACTGGCTGTGAATGTCAGACATGCCCTGCTTAAGCGGAGAGCCAGTGATTCGGACAATCTGCTCCTCTGGCATGTATTGAAGGCATAGGGAGAACATCTGGCTGAACACACGGGTCCAGAAACCAAGCCAGTTATCGACCATCAACTGCTTAATCATCTGAATCTTGGTAGGGTCGATGCTCTCACCGACCTGATAGCCATAGTAATTACCAAGGTTCTGCTCGATTTGAGCAATGACTTGGAAGGCGTAGTCAACCTTGCCAGACGGAGGTTCAAGCCATGTGTAGTCGTCCTTATTGGAAACAGGAAGAACCTGTGCTGGAGCGATGCGGTTGAGGGCACCGATGCGTTTGACCACCTTTACGGGCGGCAAGGTCTCCATGGCGGTTCGGTCACGGATGGAGTCATGCTGTGCCTTGACCTCATCCTGCTCAGTCTTGTTGATTTCAGGGATACCACGGGACTCGGCAACCGCACGGCGGTGACGTTCACGGCGGTATTCGATGAAGGGATAGTCTCCGTGGGCGTAGTTCAGCAATTCCTGCTTGGCATACAGACCTTCGCCGACACGAGGGCTGAAGACAGTGTAGTAGATGGCAGGAACGTCGTCCTTGTCCAACTGGCGGTAGTAAGCCCAGACAATCTCGCAGAGATTGTTGCCACGCTCGATGTTCGAATTGAGCATCGTGGTGGTCGGGATAAGGTTCGGGTCGTTAAAGTAGTAGTGGTTGCCAAGCGTGTTGGCCACCTTGTCCACCCACTCTTGGTCCCAGCCGTCAATCTTGGCCGTAGAACGCAATTCGACCTCCGTCATGTACTGACGGCGGAAAATCACACGGGCTTTTTGTAGGTCGGCGGTCTCGGGAGGGAAGCAAACCTCGTCAAATGGCTTAAGTGCCTCGATGCACGGAAGATTCTTGGACATGTAGGTCTCAGGAATGTCTCCCTTGCCAGTCTCACGCATCTGGCGGACAAACTTCTTAATGTCCTTGGCCTTCATCTGTGGGAGATGGTCTCCCACCAAAGCCACGGCGTACTCCTCCTTGGCTGGGTCTAGGATAGAATTGACCATCTTAGCGTAGATGCCTTCTTGCTGGCCCTCTTGCTGTTCCTGCATGGCCATCTGCTGGAGTTCGGTCATGTCCATGGACTGGATGCGGACGGACATTTGCTGTTCCCAAGTCACCTGAACAACCGACCAGCCGTAGGTAAGAGCATAGTCAGCGGCCAGTTCGGCCTCACGATGCAACTCGTTCTTGATTTTGGTCTCAACCAGCCAACGCATCAGGTTGGTAGCGGAAGCCGCCGCCATGGTATCGTTGATTTCGGTGCCACCAACCTTAAGGGTGCAACCCTTGAAGGCGGTTAAAAGGGTGGCCTTTTGGTCGTTGATGAGTCGGTCAACAAGACGGACACGAACATCGGAGGCACCTTCGAACGGGAAGGCTGGGTCTCCATCAGGGCGAGCCCAAGAGTGCTTCTTGCCGTCTTCGGTCTGGCCGACCCAGCGAGCAAGGCGAATGTCGTCGGCGTAATTCATCTTCGACACCATCGTGCCGAAGTAAGCCGAGCGTTCGTACTCGGACAAAAGCAACTGAATGTCTGGCTTATCGCTGTGGAAAGCGAGTTTGTCAGAGTGTGGGTTTGGGCTGTTGAATTTCATTGGAATTGGATTTGATGAATTCTAGGAGACTGTCTCGGTAGAACATGTGTTGCCCTCCGATAGTCTTGAAAGTCTTAACCTTGCCGCCGTTACGAAGGCGAATGAGAGTGGACTTGGACAGGTTGAACACTCGGGTGGCGTCCGCTAGTCGAAGAAGCGGGGGAGTTTCTTTGGGGATTTCCATAAATTAGTAGGAGCCACCGCCGATAGCGGTGTAAGAGTCAGAACCACCATACATCGGGTCCATGACGGCAAGGTAGCGAAGTGCGTCGATTGGGTCTTTGGAGGCACCCTTTTCGTTATCCAGCCCAGTCCACTCTCTCAGGCACCAAATCAGGTTGTGGCAATCCTCTGAGATGTAGAGTTTAGGCTGGTTGATGCCGCTGATTGGCTGATTAGGGTCGTAGGCAAACCAATCGTTGAGAATGGACACACCTTCTTCCAGCCTAAGGCCAGCCGCAGGGGTGAAATACATCGGGTTATCGCCCTCATCCAGCAGTTGAATGAGCGTAGTACCGCCTTCCTTCTGGATGACAGTCGTACCGCCAGCACGAGGGTCAATGTACCTGTCGGCCAACTCCTCGCCGTTCTCAAGGTCGAGAATCAGGCTCTTTATCTCGTCAAGGCCCATACCAGCACCCTGACGTTGGGCTGGGCCAGACTTGCCATCAGGCTTTTCGCCAGCCATCGCCCATTCGCCCATGCTAATGTCAGGCCATTCACGATACACGAACTTGTTTCCATGTTCGTCCACACGCATCCAAAGCATGAACCAATTTCTGGCACCAGCAGGGTCAACAGCCATGTAGTTCGTACCATGCTCTGGGATTTGCTCCTTCGGAATGATGTTCGGCTCCCCGAATCTGGGGAACTGGGAGCCAGACAGGGACTCAGCCCAGCCATAGGCACGGATTTTGATTTCATAGGGACCACGACCACGCAGGGCTAACTTGATTTGCTCAAACGGGGAGTACTTGTTCAACTCCGAGTGGAACCAAATGACCCCAGCCGCACCTTTTGAGCACTTAGCCGTGTAAGGCATGTGACCCTTGGGGATGCTAGGGATGTTCTGGGTGTCGGCGAGCAGGGTGGCTGGTAAGGTTTTCTTGATTCGGCAACCTGCGACGTAATCTTTGACGACTGGGGTGAATCCAGTGATTGGCGTAAAGGTAATTATCATCTTACCGCTACGTGTAGCCAGTCGGTAGCGGAGCGTTTCGACCCAATCGGACGGAACCAACTCGTCGCACCAAATAAGGTCAGGTTCGCCACCTTCGATGACCTTCTTTTCCTGCCCGTAGTTCATGAAGAAGCACTGGCTCCTGTTTGGCAGGACGAACGTAGCGTCAGTAAACCCGTTTTTCTGGGAATACTGGATGTTGGTCACTTTTGTCTTTTTGGCGTTCTTGAACTCTGGTGGCATGTACTTCCAGATGACCGCCTGTTGCATCTGGATTGATGTTTGGCTGGTGGTGTGAAGGCACCAGATTCGGCACTCAGGCCGAGAGCATAGGAGTTGCATCACACGCTTTGCGGCGTACTCGGTCTTGCCAGCACGATTTCCACCCATGATTAGCAATTCCGTTCCGCCCATCAAAATCTCATCGGCATCGGACCAGCAGTTTGGCTCGTATCCGTGCCTGTAAGGGTCATTCTGCTCCGCTTGGATTTTCTCCTCACGACGACGAAGAATCTCTGCGGTTGCTTCTGGCCCGAGTTCTTTGGCAAGTTCAATCACCTGCTCCTCGGTTGGGAGCGTCATGACTGGGTGTTTGGTCAGTTCAACCCCACCCACTGTTACCTTGTCAAAAGCCATGTTAGCCGAGTTGGTTAACCACCAAGCCCTTGCTCATGGCTTCTGGTGTTGATGGTTGCATTGCACCACCTTGAGTGCTAAATACCAGTGGCATAAATGGCCCAGCACACTGAGGCAGTAGCGTTTGAAGCGGGAATTGGCCGACCTTGCCATTGCAAGCCTCCTGAAGTACTGCACTCTTAAACTTCATAGTCCCAAATGTCCCGTTAAACGCCGATGACAGCCTTGGGCCAGAGAAAGACCTCGGCCTACGATAAACACTTGGGGTCTGGGTTTGCTCC